GTTTTACTATGTCTATGAGAACTAGACCTTTAATTATTAATAAATTTAGAGAATTTATAGGAGATAGAAGTGTAACTATTCGTTCTAAAAGACTTCTAGAAGAAATGAGGGTATTTATATGGAAAAACGGAAGACCCGAAGCCCAAGTTGGATATAATGATGACTTAATTATGGCTTTTGGGATTGCAATGTTCTTAAGAGATACTTCATTAAAATTTCAACAAGAATCCTTAGATAGAGCTAAAGCAGCTCTGGGGAATGTTAGCAAAAATGATCATCATACACCAGGTGTAGTAAGTGGAAGAACCCAAAACCCTTACTCAATGGAAATTAATGGGAAGAAAGAAAATATAACTTGGCTTATTTAAAAATAAATTATGGCAGATAAAGGGCTTTTTTCGAGATTACAAAGATTGTTTTCCTCGGATGTTATTATAAGAAACGTTGGTAATAATCAACTTAGAACTTTTGATACTCAACATATCCAAGTATCTGGAGATATCCAAACTAACTCTTTAATAGATAGATTTAGTAAACTTTACACTAGTAATATTACATCTTTATATGGTCAACAGGTTTCATTTAATTATAGAACTTTAAGACCTACTTTATATTCTGAATATGATGCTATGGATACAGATGCTATTATTGCTTCTGCTTTAGATATTATTGCCGATGAATCTACCCTTAAAAATGATTTAGGTGAAGTCCTCCATATCAAATCCCCAGATGAAGATATCCAAAAGATTTTATATAATCTATTTTACGATGTTTTAAATATTGAATTTAACCTTTGGCCTTGGATTCGTAATATGTGTAAGTATGGGGATTTCTTTTTAAAATTAGAAGTTGCCGAAAATTTTGGAGTTTATAATGTTATTCCTTATTCTGCATTTAATATTGAAAGAATAGAACATTCGGATCCTGAAAACCCATCTAAAGTAGTATTTAAATTTGATCCTGATGGTGTAGCATCAAGTGATTATGGCTACTATAATGTTCCTAATCAACAGGATTATCAAAATTCAAATTCAATCTATTTTGAAAATTATGAAATAGCACACTTTAGATTATTAACCGATGTTAATTTCTTACCTTATGGACGAAGCTACATTGAACCCGCTCGTAAGTTATTTAAACAATATACTTTAATGGAAGATGCAATGTTGGTACATAGAATTGTAAGAGCACCTGAAAAACGTATCTTTTATTTAAATATTGGTTCTATCCCACCTAATGAGGTAGAAGCATTTATGGAAAAAACTATTTCTAAGTTAAAAAGAACCCCATATGTTGATCCACAAACGGGTGATTATAATCTAAAATATAATCTTCAAAATTCATTAGAAGATTTTTATATTCCTGTTAGGGGGAATGATTCATCTACTAAAATTGAAACAACCCCAGGTTTACAATATGATGGTATCCAAGATGTAAATTATTTAAGAGATAAATTATTTGCTGCTTTAAAAGTACCCAAAGCCTTTATGGGCTATGATGAAAATCTTGAAGGAAAAGCAACATTAGCAGCTCAAGATATTAGATTTGCAAGAACTATTGAAAGAATTCAAAGAATTATTACTTCTGAATTATATAAAATTGCTATGGTTCATCTTTATTCACAGGGCTATACAGGTGAGCAGTTAGCCAATTTTGAAATTTCATTAACTAATCCTTCTATCATTTATGATCAAGAAAGAATTGCTCTATTAACTGAAAAAACTAATTTAGCTAAAGAATTAATTGATAATGGATTACTTCCTACTGATTGGGTATATGAAAATATTTTCCATTTATCTGAAGATCAGTATGATGAATATAGAGACCTAATTTTACAGGATAAAAAACGTAAATTTAGACAAAATCAAATGGAAAATGAAGGAAATGATCCTATGGAATCCGGGAAATCATATGGTACACCCCATGATTTAGCTTCATTATATGGTAAAGGTAGAACATATTCTGATCCTAATAATCTACCAGATGGATATAACGAAAAATCTCCATTGGGAAGACCTCAAGAAAAAATTACTAATAGAAATACCCAAGATGATAACTTTGGTAAAGACAGATTAGGAGTACAAAGAATGAAAGATGCTGATAAAAATGAAGGAGATAGTATGAATCCCGGGTTTAAGGGAGGATCTGCTTTATCTTTAGAAGGTAAAAGCCATTACAATAAATATAGCGAAATGTTTAAAGATATACCGTCTTCAAATAAAAAACGTATGATTTTTGAAGATGATAAATCAGGTGAATCATTATTAGATGAATCTAACATTAAGGACTGATATTTATAATATATTTATAAAAAAATATACTCAATGAAAATCAAACATTCCAAGTACAAAAACACAGGGCTTTTGTTTGAATTGCTAGTGAGAAGGATTACTTCTGATACACTATCGGGTAAACCCTCCCCTGCATCCGTGATTTTAAAAAAGTATTTTGTTAATACTGAGTTAGGAAAAGAGTACAAGTTATACGAATCCTTCTTTTCTAAAAAGGGAGTAAGTGAAGTTAAAGCATCTACTACAATTTCTATAATTTTAGAATCTTCTAAAAAGCTTAATAAGCAAAAACTTCGTAAAGAAAAATATAACCTTATTAAGGAACTAAAACAGCATTACAATGTTGAAGATATTTTTAAAACTAAAATATCTGAGTATAAAGAAATAGCTTCTTTATATAAACTAATTGAATGCTACAATTCAGATTTAGTTAATAATCCTAATGAGTTAATTGACATTAAGGTTAATTTAATGGAATATCTAACCCAATCATCAGTTGATAAAGATAAAGTAGCAGATACTATTTTAGAAGAGTTTGGGACGTATGATAAAGATTTAAGAGTATTAACTTATAAGATTCTTCTAGAGAAATTTAACAGTAAATACTCAGAATTAAATTCTAATCAAAAACGTATTTTACGTGAGTATATTAATTCAATTGATTCAACGTCATATTTAAAAGAATTTTACAATAAAGAAGTTGCCCAATTACATATCCAACTAACAGAAAGATCTAAAACTATAAATGATAAGGTTTTAAAAATCAAACTAGATGAAGTTAAAAAATTCCTTACTCCATTAAGTAAAACTGATAAGGTTTCGAGTGAAAATTTAGTTGATCTATTACAATTTTATTCACTTACTGAAAAATTAAACTAATGCCTGCAGTTAAAGCATCAGAAATAGATCCTAAATTTATTAAAAAAATAGAGGATCAATATGGTGAAGTGGACATGGTCAATGATTATTTTGACTTAGAGGATAGCACTTACTATAAAACTGTAGACATAAATAAGGAAACAGGAGGAATAAAACATAAATTAATCCAATTACCTTCTTTTGGTGAATCCCTAAAAAAATTATCTGTAGCCTTAAAGTCTATGAGAAAGCTTGCAACTACTCAAGCAGGTAAAGATGACCCAAAAATAGCAGAACTGTTAGGTAAAGTTAGAGATACTTTTAACTTATATAGAACACATTTAAGAAAAAATTATCCTGATTTATATACTGGTATTAAAAACCAATTAGAAGAAGCCTCAGTTACTGGGGGTTCAGCTTCGTTCTCTCCAGGTACGGGTGCTCAATATGCAACTCCATTTGCCTTTAATAAAAATAAAAAAGCAGATGGAACTGCTAGAAATTATTATTACAAGTTAGGTTATAAACCCGTCCCAAAAAAAATTAAAGATTCAGGATTAGAAGTTAAGCAGTTGTTCCAAGAAGAAGAAACTTCTCCTGAATCCAAATTTCATACTGATAGGATAGATGATTTTGATTCTATTACTAATGACCTTAATGATATTTATAAATTGGTATCTAATGCTAAAAATAAAACTATAGATTATTATAAAGAAAATCCTAAATCTTTTCAGGTAGTTCAACCCACTACTTTACTAAAAGATTATTTAAAAGATATAAAAAAACTATTAAAAGTATAATATGAAACCCACTACTCTACAAAACCAATATAACCTTATAAAAGAAGGAAAGGGTCATAAGGGTGTATTTCTTAATGAGGCAAAAAGATTATTTCCTCAATACATCCCTAATCATTTCGGATATGAAGATTCAGTTAATATTTTAAAGCAAAAATCTATAATTTCCGAAAATCTTTGGGGTATAGCAACTGGTAAAAAAGAACAACCTGAGTGGTTTAAAATTTTCAATGAAAATGTGAATACTATTGCTGAAGAAGCAAAAGTAGAGGAAAAAGAATCTACTAAAGAGGTAGTGGATCAAGAAGTAGCAGGATTTGATTATAAGGATAAGAAAAACATGGATAATCAAAATGGTGGAGAATTTTTAACTGGGTTCTATGCTGAGATGCAAAATCCCAAAAATAAAGATAAATCAGTAGGTGAATTAAAAGATATAGTAAGTAAAAATCTTGCTAAAGATGAACTTTACTATGTTAAAAATGGTCAATTTGGTGTAGATGGTCTTGGTTATTCAGATGAATCCCCTGCATTAGGGAAACCTGAAGAGCCAAAAGGTAAGTATAAAGCTTCTGGTTATGGTGATTTAAAGGAATCTATTAAAAAAATCATTAAAGAAGAATTACAAAAAAAAGATTTTCCATCTGAAGCTTTACTTACTAAAATGAAAGATTCTTTAGAAGACATTGTAGATATGGTAGGTAATGCTGAAGAAGCAGTTGCCTTAGTAATCGACATGGAACCTATGTATGGTAAATATGAGGTTCAATTACGTCAACTTGCAGACCCTATGTTTTAATGAAAAACTTACTTGTAGAAACCAAAAACTTTAGCCCTATTCAGGCACTTACAGAGGCCAAAATCTCTAAAAGAGGAAATCCCATAGTAGGAGGTGTTATGGCTACTGCAGAAGTAAAAAATGGCAATGGAAGATATTATTCTAAAGGTTTATGGGATAGAGAAGTAGAAAAATATCAAACATTAATTAATGAAAATAGAGCCATTGGAGAATTAGACCACCCAGACTCTCAAGTAATTAATTTAAAAAATGCATCACATAATGTAACTAAATTATATTGGGATGGTGATAACTTAATGGGTTTTATAGAAATTTTACCTACCCCATCAGGCAATATTTTAAAAGCACTTATTGAAAGTGGTATTACAGTTGGTGTATCATCAAGAGGGATGGGTTCATTAGAACAGAGAGGTGATTTATTAGAAGTACAAGATGATTTTGAACTACTATGTTGGGATTTTGTATCAACCCCTTCCAATCCAGGTTCATTTATGCATACTATAAAAGAGGGTAAAGAAACACCTCTCAATACTTATAAAGAAGCACACAACATAGTTAGAGAAATTCTTTGCAGTAAGGGTCAGTGCCCTATTCTTTAAATTTTTTTACATATGTATTAATGAATATACCATCTCTTATATGGTATCGAATTAATATATTTTTTATTACGTTTCCGAATAAACGTATTTCACTAAGTTTAATTTAGTAAAATGAGTAGAAATCTCTTAAGAGAGGCTATCGCCGATGCTAAAGCTGTTAGAGAGTCTGCAATTGCTAACGCAAAAGCTGCTCTAGAAGAAGCATTTACTCCACATCTGAAAGATATGTTGGCTCAAAGAATCAACGAAATGGAAGAAGAAGTAAATGAAGGCAAAGACGAAAAGTCTAAAGAAATGGAAGAAGGTTATTATGGAGAAGATATGACTGAAACTAAGGAAAAAGACATGAAAGAAATGATGCATGATAAAGACATGGCCGAAGCGAAAGACGAGGACATGAAAGAAGCCATGCATGATAAAGACATGTCTGAAGCCAAAGAAGAAGACATGAAAGAAGGCTATGGCAAAAAACCAATGTCCGAAGAAGACAAAATGGATGAAGCTAAGGAAGAAGTAGAAGAAGAAGTCGATTTAGAAGAACTTCTTTCTGAAATGGATGCTGAAATGAAAGAGGAGAAAGAAAAAATGGAGGAGGAGAAAAA